TACAATTCTATAAGTTTAATAGTACATTACAAATTATGGCCGATAAATATAAGTCTAATGTTATATTTATTAATGAATATAAAACAAGTATGACGTGTCATAAGTGCTTTAAAGAAAATAGAGATTTAGGAGGTAGTCATATTTTTAATTGTAATGGTTGTAATATAGAAATAGGTAGAGATATTAATGCATCTATAAATATATATAACAAAGGATTCTTAAAGCATTAATGCTTTTAAACCGTTCTAATCCTTTAAAAAACTGATATTTTGTAAGATTTACTCTATTTATAGTGTTATCAAGAAATATCAAGTTTTATGTAACGGCAAATAAGAAAGGTATTGTTGTAATTCCTATGTCGCGAAATAATGAACATATTCTAGATAATTATAATGCTGTTAATGGGTTTGATGGTATTGAAAGGTATATTCTAGATAAAGAAGAGATGGAAATGCTAGATAGTTTTGAAGAAGGTTATACTAGATTTCGAAAACATTTGTAAGAAAATAGTTGTAATAAATAAATTCGGTTAAAATAAAATAAAAGAAAATAATTAAAATGTAAGTAATTTTATATTCGCAAGCTTTCTTTTCTAATAATTTTTTTTGAAGATGCTAGAATCAATTCAACAATTTATTTCTAATAATGCTACTCTAGTTCTAGTTGCAGTATGTGCAATGGTTGTAGTAGTAGGTTTTATTATGTATCGTCGTAATAATTCTAATGGTTATGATAATGGACCATCCGGTACAAGTGTTCCAGTTCCTACTCCTTCACATGATTTAGATGGTATGGATAGTGTTAATGCTGTTTGTGATTTATCTAGTGGTGTGTGTCACCCTCAAAATCTAACACCGGAACAAGAACAACAAATCATGATGCAACAACAAATGATGATGCAACAAATGCAACAACAACAACAAGCCCCTGAACAACATCCCGAACAAAATGTTAATCAATGATAACAAGAATAAAATTACAGTTGATAAAATATAAATAAAAAATAATCATTTACTTAATACTTTATTAAGTTTTATTAAGTTTTATTAAGTTTTATAAATGCAATAAGGTAATCTTATTTGTTTTATATTTGTTTTATATTTTTTTGTATTTCATTCATCTAGTAAAAAATAGTAAAAATAGAAAAAATAATATATAAAATTGAAAATAAATTTATAAGTATTGATAATTATAATTGCGTAATTGCGTCAATTGCATCAGCTTTTAAAAATGGTTTCCAAGTTCTTGTTTTACAAATTGGATATCACCACAGAAAAGATCGTATCACATAGTGTTATCGGCAAAATTAAGTATTCTATTAATCTAGAAGAACTTAGTACATCTCCTGAATGCTATCACAATCAAGGTGCATTCCAATATATGTATGATAAGCGCGGATGGGCACGTAATTATGTTAGTGATAGTGCATTGGCAATTTTTGATTGCCATGTTATTGAATATACTGTGCCTTTGGAAAATGAAAATACAGCAACAGTATTTATCTTGTTCTTTAGTTTGAAACGTGAGGAATTGCTAGTACCGAATGTTATTAACCAAGATAATTCAGTAAAAACAATTATTAATCAACATATTATGAAATATAATAATATTGGTAATAATATTTATCATGATTATAGTATTGATCAACTTATCAAAGAGCTTTCAAAGGATCGTATTCTAGATTTGCGTTATCAACCGTTGCCTATTTGCAAGACAAAACTTTATGACTATCAGCGAGATAATATTAAATGGATGATTGATATTGAAGATAATCTTCCTTTTATTGATTTCCCTGAACAGAAAATTTTTGATTTGGGTCCTAATATTGGACTATATTTTAACTATGATATGTCCCATAAACCAGATTGTTTTATTCCATATGATGAATTGCCAAGACGCCAAGTCAAAGGTGGTATTATCTGCGATGAAACAGGCTTGGGAAAAACAGTACAAATGATTAGTTTGGCACTAAGCAAACCAGAAATTAAGACTTTGTTTATTGTTCCCAACCATATTAAGTATCATTGGTCTAATGAAATCACAAAGCATTTTAATATTGCTAACATTGAAAACAATATTCTTATTGTTAGTTATGCGGATTTTGAAATGATGGATACAGAATTGATTCAGATGTTTCAACGTGTTATTGTTGATGAAATTCACGAAATGTATGCAAATCAAAAGTCCATTGAAAACGGACGCATTTTTAGTAAGCTTATGAGTTATGAGCATTTTACTTATCGTTGGGGTGTTTCTGCAACACCGTTTCCCGATAGTATGTCAATGAATAATTTGATTAAGTATATTGTTGGTAGCAAACGAATTGTTCAGCCATATATTGGTAATTTCATTATGATTCAAAATTCAATTCGTAAGGTTTTTCGTCGTAATATTAAGCAAAACGTTGTTTATGAACTTAAACTTCCAGAGGTCGTTATTAACAATGCTTTGTTGAAGTTCAATCGTTATGAGCAGGAAATTTACGATTCTGAGATTATTGGTAATGAAAATCGTGATATTAATTTTCTACGCGAATTGTGTTGCAATGTATTGATTTCGGTTTGTAGTGGTATTAAGAATGTTATTACACCAAAGGAACTGCGAAAACTTACTTTGAATCGTTTTATGAATAATATTGTGAAAGAGCAAACAGAATTGAATGACCTTTGTGAAAAACAGAAAAATGTTATGGATACTTTGGATAATATTATTTCTTCTGCAAAAGAAAAAGGTCATTTTTTGCCAGAAACTATTATTAATGAATATCGTCATCGTATTAATCACCTTGATAATAACATTAATACACAAAGACAAATTGTAGTTCGTCGGCAAAATGTTTTTGATAACTACAAGAAAGTAATTGATGACATTGACAGTATTGTTAGCAATATTATTGACAATACTCAAGGTATTGAAGATGATGTAATGAATACCGATGATAATAACGATGATAATGATATTATTATTGATGATGATAACGATGATAATGATATTATTATTGATGATGATAAGCTGTGTCCTATCTGTTATTCACCATTCTCTGGTAATATTGCATTGTTTATTACTTGCCGTCATTATTTCTGTCGTGGTTGTTTTGAACGTTGTCATAAGGAGAGACCAAACCAATGCCCAATGTGCCGTTCTGTTGCAGAAGTAGGTGAAATTAATTTTATTGGTAATGAAGAACAGCAATTTACCAGTACGAAGAATAGCGAACTTTTGCGTCTAATTAAAACAACAGGCGAAAGATTTATTATCTTTACTCAATTTGACAAACTTATTAAGTCTATTACACATCTTTTGAATTCAAATGGTATTAATGTAATGCAATATTCTAATTTTGCAGAAGCTTCTCAACAAGATAAGGACAATACTCAAGTTATTGTTCTTTCATCTAATGCAAACGCATCTGGTATTGACATGAGTTTCATTCATAATGTTATTATTATGGAACCATTTGAGAATTATTTCTATGGTAAGGAAATTGAAAAACAAATTATTGGTCGCGTGCATCGTATTAACCAAGTAAACAAAGTTAATGTTTATCGTATGATTATTCGTGGTACCATTGAAGAAACCATTTATTCTATGGTGTAGAGTATTTTTTTAGAAAAAATTAAAAAATCAACAAAAATTGAAGACAATATTATCATCTAATTAATGTTATTTTCCAAACACACGTCTTCCATGGCTCGCTCTGCTGCTCGCTCTGCTGCTCGCAACAATACCATCCTAGCGGGTGGTGTCGTCGTAGCCATTGCAAGCACTGCACTGATGCCCGTCGGTGCGTTGGCCTATGCTATGCTCACGGCGGTCGGTGCGGTCGGTGGACAGCGTGTTCGCGATGTGCTGTCTTATGCTCTCGACATTTCCAGAACGACTGCGGCGGCTCCCGCTGCAGTCCTGATTTGTGTCGGCATGGAAACGGACAATGTGTCGATTGGTCTGTAGATCGCACAACCGGCAAGAAGAACCTCTACCTCTATACAACATCTGAGGGATGAGAACATTTTTTTTATATATTTTTGCAAGATAATTGCAAGATAATTGCAATATAATTGCAAGATAATAATAGAAAAAACGAAAAACATAACAAAAATTGAATAATTATTATGTGTTTTATAAATAACATTTTTCAACTTCTTCCACGAAATGCCTCAAAGAACACTAAAGCTCACGATTGGTTTGTTAGCTGCTGTTACCGTCGGTGCGGCAGCAGTCATTCCGGGCTTATTCGCTTACAGCGCGGTTCGCATCGCAGGTGCGTTCTGGGACCCCAAGGGCGAGAAGATGGACAGGGCGCGAACCGTCACGCTTATGATTGCTGCTGCGCCGATCTGCATCGGAATGATCGCTGCGGCCCCAACAGCAAAGTAAATGGCGAGTCTGCCCCTCATTTTTTTTGGAATAATTGAATATATATTGCAATAAAATTGAAATTATATTTTTAATAATAGAAAGTATTTACAAAAATGGCATATGCAATTTATTCTGAAAGTGCGCAGTCGGTTCTTCCAGACCTCGCGATGTGTACATATACCGGCAACAATTGTATTATTCCAGAATATACCCAACACTCAGATGTAGTAGAACTATTGATTGATAATGCATGTTATGCATTGAATTGCCCACGATACGAGAATATTTTCGAACCTATTCCTGAAACCTGGAAACAATACGGACTAACAGCAACTACCGACGGCCCAAAAGACCGAGGAGTTAGTTGCGTTGCAACTACCGACGGCCCAAAAGACCGAGGAGTTAGTTGCGTTGCAACTAGCGCAAAAGAACAATTGAATATTAGTACAGATACAACACTTATTATTTACGCAATTCAAAATTCTAATAGTGATGAGGAATTAATCGAAAAGATTGGGGAAAATACATATGGTTTTATTAAATTTATTATTAGTACTAATAAGGCAATTAATATGGAAAAATGTCTATTGATTAATCCTATTGGTTTGAGCATTATTAATTATAAAATTCTACAATATAAATTTAATTATACCAGAGATGTAGAAGATATTTTCAATACACAAAAAACGGTTTATCTATATCATGGTAGTCCTTATGAGAATTGGTATTCTATTATGCGTAGTGGTATAAAAATTGGTTCTAAGAATAAAAAATTGTTTTTGAATGGTGCTGCATATGGTGATGGTATCTATCTATCTAATGATATTAATATGTCTTTAGGATATACTGGAAGATATACTAGTTCTAGTACCCCTGAAAAAAAAAATATGTTGGCAATCTATGAAGTTATTGACAATCAAAAATGGAAAAAAACTGATAATATCTTTGTAGTTGATGACGAAAATGCACTTATTCTACGATATATTATTGTATTGAATACTTGTTCACTACCACAGACAATTACAGAAACACTTAATGCTAAATTGAATTCTGGAGAACAGAAAAAATTTAATATGGAAAAGGAAAAAGCAACCGAAGTAGCACTATCTAAAGCATATTCTAAACGTTTGATGATGGAATACAAAAAACTCATTAAGCAAAATCCTGAAACACTAGGATTTTCAATGAAACTAGCAACAGAAGATAATCTACGTGTTTGGCAACTATTTATTCTTAACACCGAAAATGCAAAACTGCAAGCACAAATGCGTCAATATAACATTCCACATATTGAAATGGAATTTACATTTCCTGAAGCATATCCAATTGAACCACCATTCATTCGAATTGTCTATCCACGTTTTAAATCTCTAACCGGACATATTACCCATGGTGGTAGTATTTGTATGGAAGCAGTTAGTAAATCTGGATGGATTCCTACAACCAATGTAGAAGCATTAATTACACAAGTTAAACTTATTCTATCCGAAGGTGATGCTGTTATTGATGATTGTAATTACAATAAGCGTTATGATATGGCAACAGCAAGGGATGCTTTTGCACGCGCTATGGAAGTACATAAATGGTGATAAATACAATTGTATTCTAGCAATACAATAATTTTCAATATAAAATATTTTTAGTATTGAATTTTTTTTATTTACAGTTTATGTTCTTACTCTTATTCTTACTCTTACACTTACAACTGGAAATTTATAAATAAAAAAATAGATATATTCCAAAATGCATATTAATTTATCCTTTACACGATTAGACTTTAACTGAGCGTTGTTTGGAAAATATACGGTAGGTTAAAGGATAAGCAAAGCATTTAAGCTTGCAAAGCTCACCGATTGCACATGCATCTGTTAAGAGATAATGAAATGGTTATAGTTTATTAGCCTTATAATATTTTTGAATGTTTTCTAGAGTTGGTTCAAAAGTATATTTAAGTGGATTACAATTACATTCCAACTTTAGAAGGTTTGGTGGTAAATTATCTAGACTATTTACATAATTATTATTACAATACAAATATTGAATAGATTGTGGTAAATTATCTAGTTTACTTAAGGAATTCTTACTACAATCTATCTCTATTAGGGTTTGTGGTAAATTATCTAGACTAGTTATGCAATTCATAAAGCACCATATTTTTTCAAGATTTGTTGGTAAATTATCTAGACTAGTTATGTCATTATGACCACAATATAATTCTGTAATATTTGGTGGTAAATTATCTAAATCACTTAAGAAATTTGAATCACAACGTAATATTTCAAGATTAGGTGGTAAATTATCTAGACTAGATATTTCATTATGACCACAATCCAATATTTGAAGTTTATGTGTTAATTTATCTAGACTAGATATTTGATTATCAAGACAAATTAATATTTGAAGATTTGGTAATAAATTATCTAGACTAGTTATTTGATTATTACTAAAATCCAACTCTATAAGAGTTATCGGTAAATTATCTAGACTAGTTAATTTATTTGATTTACAATTTAATAATTCTAGATTTGGTGGCAAATTATCTAGACGAGTTATTTCATTCTTACCACAATACAACTCTTTAAGAGTTATAGGTAAATTACCCAAACTAGTTAAATTATTTGATTCACAATGTAATATTTGAAGATTATAATATCTATTTATATCTGATGGTAATACAGTTAAACTTTTTTTCGCCAAATTCAATTCATTAACTGAATAATCAGGTTCACACATTCTAGAATAGTATTTAGATAGAAATATCAATAATAATAATAAAATATTCAATTTTTTTTTTTGCTTATGATAATAGATATTTTTGGAAAAAAATGAATAATTTATTATTGTTATGTGGAAAATAGATATTCATGTTATGAAGATCACAGATTATGTAAGCACTGTGATTCTATTATCCTTTAACCGACGGATAGGTGTGGTTAGCTTCTTTAGCCACTCACCTATCTGTCTTAAGTTATTTTTAGCCTATCCTTTTGAAGACTGTACACAAAAACGAGTTTACGAAGTTTTGAGTGCAGTCGGGTGGCATTGTTAGGCCACACCTAAGCGCTTTCGGTAAAAGGATAGAAGATAAAATAAGAAAGCCTTTCAATAAAACTATGCTAGAATTAAATATTGAAACTAATAATATAAATACAAAAATAGATTTATTATCAAAAAAATAGTTATGATGAAAATCAATAAATATTAACATTGACATTAACATTGACATTAACAACATTAACATTGACATTAACAACATTAACATTTCTAACACCTCTAGAAACAGGTCTAACTATATATGCCTCTCTACTATCCATCATAATACCTTTTTGTTTTTGCTTAATTTCTGTTCCATCAACTAGATTAAGAATACTACCATCAAAATCTTACTTGTATGTGGAAGAATAAAAGAGAACACTAAGCAATACTAGCTAGAATATTATCATTATAAGTTGTAAATTTATTATAACCTAAACAAATAAGTAATCGCTCGACATTATAAATATTACTATTACGATAAGGTAAATTCGCCATAATACACATTGCAGGCGTCATAACCCGTGAGTTTTTCTCATAATAAATAATGGGTTTATATTTGATAATAGTATTAATTGCACCTAGTATTACTGCATATTCAAAGCCTTCAACATCAATTTTAATAAAATCGCATCCGTCTAATTGCAAACTATCAATTGAAATCATTTGGATTTTATTACCACCACGACCCAATGATAATGCACCGAAATTATATTTCTCATTATTTTCAGGGTTTGCATGATAATTAAATACACAACATTGATGGCTATTAATTGGGTCGCCTGTATCCATTTCTACCAGTTTATTATCATTTCCAACTGCATTATTAAATAATTTAATACGTTTTGTGTTCATGATTTGTGTCTGGTTAGGGGGTTCTATATTTTTTGCGTTGGTATTCATTGTTAATAGTTTGAACATTTCACTCTGCATTTCAAAACTATATATATTTGCAGAAGGATTTATTGATGCATATGCAATAGTATGAGAGCCAATATGTGCACCAATATCTAGAATAGTTTTTGCATTTTTGATATAAGGTGATAATGTTGATGTAATAAAGTCGCCATCCCAATGTTTATTTCTAGAATATTCTGCACCAATATATAAATCATTCTTATTGTAATATATGGTGCCAAATTCGGTAGTCGCCTTACCTATATGTTGTTCTAGTAGATTATCCATTGCTTGTTTTATTATTGTTTTGTTATACCAAAAATATTTTTAAGTTTGATAAATTGAAAAAATTGAAAAATAAAATTGAAATAATAAAACATATAGTTCTAGAATAAATTAATAATTTGCAACAATGGAATGTATTATTACAGATACTCAGATGGTTTCTTATTCCCAGAAATATAAGAATTTTATTGATACCAACCAACAATGTGTACTATTTAAGATAAAACATTCTAGTGTTATTACAAATATGGATGCATTGTATGTACAATTGTTTCATATTATGGATATTTCACAATCAAAGAATTTGCCGTGTGTATTGAAGGATATTCTAACATTGCTTCCAGAATTTACTGCATTCACAATAATGTTGAAAAAAAATATTCCAGAAGATGATTTTGATGGTCTTATTGATGAATTACAAAATGATGTTAATTTAATTCTAGATAAAGGTTTTGTGGCATTTGAATCAAAACTTCTTAATTTGTTTGCAGAAATTGAACAAGATGATATTGATTTTAAAACATTGATTGACAATATTAATAAATGTACTAGTGAAATAAAGAATTTAAATACAGATACTATTCTAGCAAACCAAAGTAATTAGACTTTAGAACCATATTTTGCGATTAATGAATCAATATCGCAATGTTTAAGAATTGTTTCAAACTTTTTTTTACCAGAGTCCTTAGTGTAATGTATTTCAACATAATAATGTAAATTTTCTTTTGATATTTCTAATTTAGTTTCATCGGTACAACATTTATTATCTACGTATATGGTTTCAATATTTTCTGGATTTTCAATTGGTTTATATATTGTATAATTTTTATATGGTTTTCCATAATTAAGTATTTTATACATAATGTAGCGATTAGTGAAGGGGATATATTCAATCGATGATGTCATTATATGTTTAATGATATGTTTAATAATTAATAGTATGTATTATATTGTGAAGTGTTTTTATATTATTAATATCTAAAAATATTGTAAGTAATATTGTAAGTAATAATGGCAAATAGTATGGGTTGCTTAGTACAATTAGGTTCAATACATCTTGAGTGTTTAATATCAATCATATTTTCCTTTTTATGTTTTGCACAATAGATACCTTTAATTTCAGTAGGTATATTAAAATTAGGTCTTTTAGTACAATTAGGTTCAATACATTTTGAATGTTTTACATCAATCATATTTTCTTTTTTATGGTCGGCACAATAGATACCTTTAGTTTCAGTTGATATATTAAAATTAGGTATTTTAGTACAATTAGGTTCAATACATTTTGATGGCATTTTAATTATTAATAAGATATATTTAATAGATTATTTTATATTGATAAATTGAAAAAAATAAATTAATAATAATATATTATTTTATATGTCATTATCTTATCGCATCAATGCCTAATTCATTATGGTAAATTGTATGTGTTATAATCTTATTAAAATTTGGGAGTTGTGCTATTCTAGAGTAGTATTTATTTCTAATAGATATATAAATAATCTATATCAAATACAATATGAAAATCAAAAAACAAATACAAAAAAATACTCTTAGAATTAGTGATTTCCTAAAACATAATACAGAAAAATCTAAGACAAACAAAAATACTATCAATAAACATAGGACATACATCAACAAATTACCTGAATTTCACGCAATATTACCAGCATTCTATTCAATGTCAAATCCCATATGTACTTATTTAATTCATTATAGTGATACTCAATCAAAACGTATTGAGATGCACGCATTAGATAATATTCATCTAGAATCATCATATAATTTACCAGCAATACAAACATTTTTTACTAAACTAAATACTGTATATAGCGAAAATCAACGTATTCTAGCAGATATGAAATTAAAAGATACCCCTGCCAAAGTACGCCAGGCAACAGAAGATTTTTCAAGAAACCTATCTAAATTTATTTCCCGTCGTTATCAAGACAAACTACCCACTCACGAAATCACCAACGCATTTATAAAAATATGGGAATGTCTCAGTAGCTTTGATTTAATACCTCATACTGCAAATACAAAACGCTTTAATGTCTTTCATATTTGTGAGGCACCAGGACAAATGATTCTAGCATGTAAATATTTTACTGAACAAAAACGCAAAAAGATTACTGAATATAATTGGTTAGCAAATTCATTAAACCCATTCAGTGCGGAAGTAAAAGCACAATATGGTAATGTATTTAATGATAAATATGGTTTAATGAAAAAATATCCTAAACAATGGTTATGGGGTGCTGATAATACTGGTGATATAACGGCAGTTAAAAATATTAAATGGTTTCGTAAATATATTCGAGAGCATATGCCAGAATTAGATATGATAGTAGGTGATGGTGGTCTTGGTTCAGGTAGTGATTCATTAGTATTACAGAAACTCGATTTAGCACAAGTGGTAATGGTTCTAGCGTGTAGTGTAAAAGGTGGTGCATGTATTATAAAACATTTTACACCATATATGACTAATCATCCAGAGACGCTAGATGCTTGCAGTTTCTTTGTAAGTTTCCTATATCTATATTATTTGACTTTTGAAGAGATATCGTTATTCAAACCTTATTCTAGTGATATAACTAGTGGGGAATTTTATGTTGTTGGTAAAGGATTTAAAGGTATTAGTGAAGAACAATTAGAAAGATTATATAAAGCGTTGTCTGGATTTGAGGTTAATAATGCGATGGTTGCTAAAGATATGATACCTGAAACATTTATAATGCAAATAAATGGGTTTATTGAAAAGATGGCGGATTATAATATTCAGGGTATAGAAAAAAGCAATTTTCTATTAACTTGTTATAAGGAAATGCAAGATAAGACAAAAAGTGATAAGATTAATGTTGATAAAGCAAAATTGGAAAAATTATTGCATTTTAATAACTTTTTGGATGAAGATAAAATAGAAGAAATTCTAGTACCACGATATAATAAATGGATTAAGTTATATGAGTTTGTTTAGGTGAATATTTTATTGATTGGTTGTTTATAATTTATATTTTTTCCTAATAATTTGTAAAGCATTGAATATTTCATTTTTAGGTTGAATAATAAAATCAGTTCTCATTCTGATACTTCTAATTTTGGATAAATTAAAATAGTCAACAATATTTTTTATTTCTTTTTCTTTTCGATCATCTCTAATTTTATTAATTTCATTTATATTTCCAACAGTTTGTATGTTTTCGTTTAATTTATTATTTTCAACTTCTATCATATCTTCGAAATATTTATAACGTGGTGATTCTATATAATCATTTTGTAAAACATTATTATCTTTATGATTCAAATCAATACTTACGTCTGGTGATTCCCAATAGCTTTTCAATATTTCTTCATCAATAGTAATATTTTCTAAATCTTGTTTATAATCTTCTAATTCCTTAAGTATTGATTGTAATAGATTTAGTAATGAATCTTTGTATTTAGAATCTTTTGTAATTTTATTCTTAAATAATATAAAATCATCACATATTTGTTCATTGGCTTTATTTTCAAATACTAAATTATATATATTGTCCATTATAGTTTTAACATTGGATGGTAAATCTTTTTCATTTTTAATTTTCAAACAGTTAGTATAATTAGTTTTTAGTAATTTAATGTTTTGCCATAATATTAGTTGCTCTGAAAATTCCAAATTATTCTTACATATATAAAACATACGTTGAATTGCAATAATTAAATTTTTAATCATTTCATCCTTAAATTGTCTATCAGTAAATACTTTTGTATTAAATTGATTATTTATAACTTCTATTTGTTGCCGATTTGCATTTTTTTTATTATAAGATTTATGTTCTTTTCTAGTAAATATCTTTTCTAATGCATCATTTAGGCAGGTAGGACTAGTCAATATTTTCAACATATCCTTATGTGATAAGAAACTAAGATTTTCATAACCAAAAGGATAAATAATTGGATATATATTTGGAGCATTATTATTAGTTATGTTAGTATTATGGCAATTAGTATTATTTGTTGTATTATAAGAATTAGAGTTATCGGTATTATTGGAATGTTCTGTATTATGTGAATTTGAATTATCATTGATGGTATCAAGCTCATTAATACTAACTAGTTGTTCAATATCAACATTAGATGTTGGCATTGTAATTATTGGTGTGGTGTCAACATTAACATTAGTATTAGATATTATGGTATGTATGCTTGAATTATAAGTATTGATTTTATTTTTTATATTAAGTATAAACTCCTTTAATATTTCTTTTGTTTCATTGTTATAGAAAAAATCTAAGAAATTTAATAATTCTTCTTTCTGCGTTTGAGGTAAATTATTAAATATGTTATTAAATGATGACATAAGAATTGCTTTGCGAGCATCTTTCGAGACTTGAGACTGCGTATGTTGTTCCTGTTTTTTACTACAAGTATCCTTATGTCGTTTTAATGTATATTTATCAGATAAAGTTTTATTACAAATATCACAAGTAGTATTATCATCATTTTCCTCTATTTGATTTGTTAAGGATTTTGTATAACTACACCCGCGAATACTAGATTGATGTCTTAGTAATAAATAATGATGTGGAAATTCTTTTCCACAAGGACATTTATAAGACATTCTAGTAAATTAAAATATTATATTAATATAAACAATTATTATTTAATAAGATTAATAACTTTAAGTTATTAATTATTATAATTTAATTTTTATATTTTGCTTTTGCAAATAAAACTACGTAGTATTATTAATACTGTATGTGGTCGACAACAAGTTTGCAAAATCGACAATCTATGTTTGCAAAATCTGTTGTCGATTGGGTTAAAATAACGTCTAATCAATCATAGTAGTAAAATAATTTTGCAAAATGTAGATTTGGGAGGGGGGAGACAAAAACCCGGGATTATAGAATAAAAAATATAAAAAATTCTAATATTTGTAAATTTAGAATATAGGTGAATCACAGTTAAAAGTATATATACCCGTCCTACCGGTAGGACAACAAAATCGTTTAGAGATTAAACCTAAAAACCTAAAAAAGTAAAAAATAAAAGTGCGGCAATCTAATATTGCCGGTAGCTGTTGTCAAACATCATCGTGCGTTTGTACTGCTCGCCGTCCTTCTCGAAAGTGAGTTCGATGTCCGGGTCGTTGGGATTGCCAATCAGCTTCTTGGCAACAAGAGTACCCATCTCGATCACATCGCCATCGACCTTGCGCTGGCATTTGGAACCGACGTTCCAGTCATCGAAATAGATGTGTCCGAATGTTGGAGGCGGGGACATTCTATTCTGGAAGATGTTGTATATGATGTTAGTATTTATTATTTTACCTTTCAATTTTTTATAGTTTTTAAATTTTTTCTATTTTTTTCTAATTTTTTATATAATAAATAATTAATAAATAATTTTCTAATGGTTATCTAGAATGATTATCTAGAATGGTAGTCTTAAAAATGCGCGGTGGTGATATGAATTTATATTCTGCAGGTAAAAAAAAACCAAAAGTTGCTACTGGTTTTGCTACTCGAGAAAAAGCATTACTAACATTACGGAATATAAAACAGATGCCATTAACATATCAAAAGCAAGTAGTGATCACGATGTATAATCGTGCAAAATATCATCCTAACAAAACTAAAAAGATGTCAGATGCTATGAAAGTTTATAGTAATTGGATGAACCAACATCAGATTAAAATATCTAAAACTAAGAAAACTAAAAACAAATCAACTACGAACATAGGTAATAAGTAATCTAGAAAATTACAAAGCAACTATATCTGTTATATTTTCTTCCTTAATAGGTTGATATGTTTCATAATCATCATTATAATACAATTGAATATTTTTTACTACAAAAGTATCATATTCTTTAACTAATTCATCTTTTATAGTTTTTACTAATAAATCTATTTTATCACTATTACTTATTTTCAAAGTTTTATTTTTATTTTTTACTACATCAGGATTATAACGAATTATGATAACACTACGACCACAAATACCATTTACAATCTCATTTATTCTAGCACATTCGCAACTATCTTCATAGCTATTGTGTTGGTTTTCATCTATTTCTACTATTATACAATGCTTATTTAAATCAAAATATATATCAGGTCTTTTCTTACTACATCCTTGAAGCATTTTACTAGAGTTATATTCAAACTTAGTGTCTATAACTTTTCTAAGATAACGGACAATAGCCCATTCTTTCTTATTTTGTATCTTCTTACAATCCTTACATACATAATCTGTATTTTCCTTAATATCACAATATTTACAAAGTCGTTTTACTTTAGTTAAGCTATTTTCTGGTATATGTTTATTACAGTACTTAGTGTTATCTAGAATATTTATATATTCATCATTACAATCTAATACTGAACATTTATTTTCCAATACTAAGTTAATCATATTTGGTTGTTTATGTGTATTACAATATTGTGGTCTTTTGTTAGCTAATCCAAAAATAGCTAATTCCTTACATTTTTTATGTTGGCAGTTTTTATTGCGAATATTAATCATATTTTCCTTTTTATGTTCAGAACAATAAATAGCTTTAGTTTCAGTAGGTATGTTAAAATTAGGTCTTTTTATACAATTAGGTTCAATACATCTAGAGTGTTTGACGTCAATCATATTTTCCTTTTTATGTTCAGAGCAATAGATACCTTTAGTTTCATTTGGTTTATTAAAAGTTGGTTGTTTATTACAATTAGGTTCAATGCATAATTTAGATATAACATTAATCATATTTTCTTTTTTATGGTCAGAACAATAAATAGCTTTTGTTTCAGTAGGTTTATTATAAGTAGGCTGTTTAATACAATTAGGTTCAATACATCTTATATGTTTAACATCTATCATATTTTCCTTTTTATGGTCAAAGCAATATATGGCTTTAGTTTCTGTAGGTTTATTAAATGTAGGTCTTGTAGTACAATTAGGTTCAATACATCTTATATGTTTAACATCTATCATATTTTCCTTTTTATGTTCAGAGCAATATATAGCTTTTGTTTCAGTTGGTAGGTTAAATACAGAATGCTTAGTACAATTAGGTTCAATACATCTTATATTTTTAACATCTATCATATTTTCCTTTTTATGTTCAGAGCAATAAATAGCTTTTGTTTCAGTAGGTTTATTAAAAGTTGGCTGTTTAATACAATTAGGTTCAATACATCGTTTACTTTTTACATCTATCATATTTTCCTTTTTATGTTCAGAGCAATAAATAGCTTTTGTTTCAGTAGGTTTATTAAAAGTTGGCTGTTTAATACAATTAGGTTCAATACATCGTTTAGATATAACATCAATCATATTTTCCTTTTTATGTTCGAAACAATATATAGCTTTAGTTTCAGTAGGTTTATTATAAGTAGGCTGTTTAATACAATTAAGTTCAATACATCGTTTAGATATAACATTAATCATATTTTCCTTTTTATGTTCAGAACAATAAATGGCTTTTGTTTCTGTAGGTTTATTAAATGTAGGTTGTTTATTACAATTAGGTTCAATACATCGTTTATTTTTGACATTAATCATATTTTCCTTTTTATGTTCAAAACAATATATAGCTTTAGTTTCAGTTGGATTATTAAAATTAGGTATTTTAGTACAATTAGGTTCAATACATTTTTTAGGCATTTTATATATATATATTATTATTTTTTAAATCAATTTTTATATCACTAAAATACTCCTTTTCAATAATTTCTATTAATAGTAAATTTGTTAGTAAAATGCATAATCAATTCACGTTCATTATAATTATTTATTCCATACTCTCCTAGAATTAGAATATCACATAAAATAGTACATACAAAATAAAAATTTAAGAATTTAAACAATTAAATATTTAATATAAATTACTAATCAATAGTGTAATTATTAAAAAACTCTTCGTCTAGAATGTCAAAGCATATTATTTTTATTACGGAGAATGTTTCAAAGTTTAAGGAAATCGAAAATTATATCAGTAAAAATGGTATAAATGGTATCTCTATACAGATGATTAAGCCGGAATATGAACTACAAGAAATTCAAAGTTTAGACCGGAAAGAAATTGTTTTAAAGAAATTGCGCGATGCTATTGCTATGTCCAAACTATTATTTAATGTGCAAGATATGCAATATAATGAAAGGGAAAATTGGATAATTGTTGAAGATACTAGTTTATGTATTGAAAAAATGGGTGGTTTTCCTGGACCATTTATCAAGTATTATGTACAAAGTCTACCATTAAATATAATTGCTGATGCAAACTGGGGTTCTTCAGCACAATCATATGTATCATTAGCGATTGGTAAATTAGATGAACATACAGATACAGAATTAAATGCGCGAGTATTTGAAGATTATACGGAAGGGCATATTGTTAAGCCGACAGGAAGTAATGGTTTCGGATATGATATGATATTTAGACCAGTAGGAACAAATTATACTTGTGCTGAACTGTCTATGGATGAAAAAGAACTATTTAATCCTAGAACTAAAGCATTCCAAAAAGTAATTAATTTTCTAGGATTGTAATAAAAATATTATAAAAAATATTATAAAAAATATTATAAAAAATTGATATAAAAGCCATATATAACTATTGTCTAGAATAATACAGAGAATAAAACTGAAAATGTTTGAAGAATATAGACCATTACTTACAAATAGCGAGACAAGTACTAATAATGGATTTTGGCATTCGGTTCGTAATTATATTAGGCAACCAAAAGTAATAGATTGGATTATTGTAGGTATAATTGTAATATGTGTTATATCAACAATCATATTATGTGTGTAAAAATAGAAAAAAAATAGAAAAAAATAGAAAAAAAATATAAAAAATAGAAAAAAATCGATAACTTATAATAAACAAGATTACATAACATATATATATTTGTTAGTAATACAGATTTATAAGAAATAGTCCTAATATTTATAATTATTTTATTAATAATTTATCAATAGATTAATAGTTTTTTGTAAATGTATTATATCAGTTGATACAACATAAATGTTGCTGATGGTATATAGTGCAAACTATTAATCCCCATCAATTTGAAAATTATTAAGGTCCTTTTTAAGGATTGTAAAATTATTATTTTTTTTAGGTTTTTTCTTATATTATTATAAATACCAGTATCAGTCTCAACTGTTCCTGTACTCTTTAGTATTTTTTAATAACACATAAGTTATTTTTATTTCATTATAAGAAATTATAATGAACTAATTTTTAGTTTGATTGTTCCATACTATTTAGGCATGGCAAAAATAGATTTTCCAATCAATAGGTAAATAATACCTAATAATAGTGATTGTAATTAAGATAATTCAATTTTTTATAGTTTTAGACAAAAAAAACTAAAAAATCAAGAAGGTACTTAGGTGATTGCTAGAATATCATTTTAATCTGATCAGTTTACTTTTGCAAATGATTTCTGCCCTAATTAACACAGCATATAAAATACTAAGTGTTTCTTCTCATAAAATCCAATGTATCATCATCTAGAATAGCATAATGCATAAACTAGATAATTTGGTAGGATTTATGTATCTCTATCTAGAGAATATCGAATCTAGAAATTCTAGACACAATTATATTTATTATTAAATAAATAATCAATTTTATGCAATTATAGCGTTTTTACTATTTATCTTATTTAGTTTTGCATTTGTCTCAGCATAGTATCCATTTGCTTAATTTCTTTGGTTTGTACATCATATATTCCAACTGCAAGTTGATTGATTTCTTCTGCATTTGTATTACCTATATCCTTAGGATGTAAATGTACATAAGGATAAGCCATTGCAATACCCATTGCGTGATGTTCTATCATGCCATGTAAAAACGCACGTTCATCAACAAACCATTGGCGTTGTATAGCATAATATAATACAACAGTACATAACCATAATATTGAAAAGTATGTAATTATTCTAGGTAGTGAAAGCATATTACTATGCATAAATAATTCTACAATGGCCATTAAAAATCCCATCAATAGTGAAGATAACACTTTATTAGTATGATGGCGAATGTTAGGTGAATTAAATCCTAGGATAATCGGCATAGTATAATATCCAATGATAACACTGACAACGAACATAATAATAATGGCTAATTCTGGACTGAGCATTTTTGTAAATATAGCTTAGGTTGATATGAGATTTATTTATTAGCTAGATAAAAAAAAATAAAATTGGAACAAAAATAAAAAGTACCACTGGCACACGCGAAATACAAATGTGGTCGCGGAAGCGTTGAGGAGGTAGTGATACCTCACACAAACACATCGTCGTACTACGCCGGGTTGTAATCAGGTGCGCCCGTGATGTAAAGGCGGCTAGCTTGGCACTCGAGCATCAGCTCGCGCCACTCAGCATCGATGACGGAGACCGAGGCACTGACGTGTTCCAAGTCCAGGAACTCCATGCAGTAGCCACACATCATGTTGTCATCCTTGTTCTTCCACACATAGTCAAAGCCGCCGCAAAGATCGCAAGCCATCTTGTAAGAGGTTTGTTGGAAAATACTGTATTTAAATATATAATTAAAAGTCAAATTTTGTTTAAAAAAGTCATAAATACTAAAAAAATCGCAACAATAAATAAGTAAATTAAGTAAATTAAGTAAATTAAGTAAATTAAGTAAATTAATTAACTAAATATTTTTGATTGTAGAAGAATGGAATTTTGCATAGTAAAATCATATTGCATAAGATTGGGTAAATTCCATTGATGATTATTACGAAATTCTTTCAGTGATAATAACATATGAGGGTTTGATTGCATTTCTTCTAGATTAGAAAAAATACTATATTTGCAAACATTACCCATTATATAATGATTATCAAGTAATTCTAGAATCTGATTACAATGTAAACCTATATCACGTTTCCATTTCAATAGATAATAAGGTGATGCAAATAAATACCATATTTCATAAAAAATATGTTTTATTCTAGATTGGTATATATTCTGGATTAGATTAACTAAGTATTCGCGGTCTTCAGTTTTCAATATATGTGGATTAATTGATACTAAATCTTCACGTAATTCTTCAAATGCAGTAATTTGCTCTGTCTTTGTCAGTTTTTTATCATCATTCAAAATACATTTATTTAATATGATAAGTAATGTTCCACTAACACCAAAAAACCAAATTATATTATGTCCTCGTAATATTTCCAATTCAGAAAATGCTTCATTTGCAATAAAACTAATTACAAGCAATATAATAAATATACTCCCTATTGCAAATATTAGAAATCGATAAATAATTTGTCCCATTGGTGAGTAATAAGAATTAATTATTTTATCCATATTACGTTCAATTCGAAATATGCGGTCTTTAAATAAATTAGGTAGTTCATTATAATATCGCAATTGCCATCGTGTTTTAATATTCAATTGTCGTTGAAATAATATTGATGGATTAATATACATTTTTTCACCATATTTTATAATTAAATAAGCTAGAAGTATTAATATTGTGAATGGCATAGCAATTATATTTATTGTTAATGCTAGATTAATACGATAATGAACTTTTCTAATATAGTCAGTATATTGAGTTATTTCAGTATTACAAACAGATTGATTTATAAAAGTATTATATAAGGCATCGTCAAATTTGTTTTCCTTTATTATGGAATTTGTTATATATCTAGATGGTTTAGTTAAGGGTATATTTATTAATGTAGGATTAGGTGAGAGTAATGATGTTTCTTGTGATGGAGTGCTAGATAATGAAATATTTTCTATATTATAATCGAAATGTGGGTGTTCTATGTCATTTATTATATCTGAACTGTTGTTCGGTATGTTATGTATGTTATGTATATTATGTATATTATCTGTAGGTAATAATGGTTCATTATATTGATATCCAATGGTATTGTTATTTGGCATATAATTTTTATAAATTTTCTTATTATCTAAATTATTTATATCTTCTAGAATAATGTCTTCATTAGTTTGATATAAATTCTGATTATTTTGGTTGTAATGAGTATTGTTTTTAATGCTGGTCATCGGATCGATAATACAGAAAATGAAATTCCATTCTATAAATTTGGATAATTTTGGTAATGTAATTAAATTGCTTCTTAATAGGGCAATAATTATATTGCTTTGTTGGCATATTTTATTATTAATTGTATAAATGTTAATATTAGTAGTGTCTAGAATATCATTTGGTTTCAAACGTTTAGTAATTGCAGAAATAATATCATCCCAGGTTATAAATTTTAGTCGATAATCATTAATATTTAGATATTTATTGTAAATTTTTCTTATCTTCCAGAATTTCCTAATTGTTCCAATACAATTTACAGTAATAGAAAACAAATATATACAATACAGAACAAAACAGATGATTAAATAAGGATTTATAGGAAACCAATTACTTAATTCTATATAATCATAAATATAATGATGTTCTCTTTGTATAGACGACGATGTATCAGATAATGATAACAATGCACTATAATCAATACAATTTATTACTAAGTTAATAATGAAAATTAATAGATAGCTAATCAATAATCGAATTATTTTTTCAGTTAGAATATTATGAAATCCATTATAGAAATAATATTGATATAGGTCAGTAATAATTGTTTTTTCTTTGAATTCAAATAAAACCTGCTTATCAAGATATTTCAAATTATTTATATATGATACCATTTATAGGTTAATATGATAGGTTAATATGATAGGTTAATATGATAGGTTAATATGATAGGTTAATATGATAGGTTAATATGATAGGTTAATATGATAGGTTAATATGATAGGTTAATATGATAGGTTAAT